GAGTTTTCACTCCAAAGATCGCCCTGTATGCGCCCCGCAGGGCGTGCAGCACCGGCCGCACGTGCGGCCGGGCGGCCACGCGCCGGGTCCCGAACTCCAGCAGCTTGGCGTAAAAGGTATTCGTGCCCACCCGCCCTATGGGCAGCACCTCGTGCATCTCGTGCGTGTAGCTGCGCCGCAGCACGCCGGTCTGCACCCGCGGCGGCTCGCCGGGGGCCGATACATAGGTACCGACCTTCTCCAGCTTCTCGCCGTGGCCGCGCTCGCCGCTCTCGGTGCGGCCGCCCTTCTTCATGCTGGCCTTGATGGCCTTCTCCGTGATCTCGCACGCCGTGCGCACCTTGGCGCGAGCGTCGCGGCGAATCATCGCCACCGCCTGATTGCCTCGCCAAATGAGTGTCATCCTAGTGGATGCCTCCCTGGACCTGCTCCATCACCACCTCGGTATGGTGGCCCATTTGGTCGGGGTCGCGCACGAACTGCACCCGGTACCTCGTGCCGTCGGCGTCCACGACGTGGTCCTCCGGATCGATGCCCGAATAGTCCGGCGGGGCGTATAGTTTATGTGTCACCATGACCCGTTGGCTGGCGTACGTCATCCGCTCCTCGCCGCTGATGGCCTGAATTCTACACGGCATGCCCGCATAGCGGGCGTCGCTCGTGCGGGTCCATCCGCCGTATAAGTCACTTGTCTTGGTCCAGCTGTACACAGTCGCGGTCGTGTTGCAGAGGCTACTGACGCTCATCACGCCCCCATCACAAGCGGCCGACGATAATTAGCCAACTTTTCAGCTATCAGCGTGCTCTTGGTCAGGTCCACGTTGCTGGCCAGCTTATACGAGTACTCGCCGATCTTCTCGGACTCCACAGTCCCATCCTTGGACCGCAGGTCGTACATCATCTTCACGAGTTCCAGGCACGCCGACCGTATTGGCTGCGGTATCTCGGACCGCGGCCATCCGGCCGTGTACTCGATGTAGACGTTCCTGTGCCCCGCGGTCCAGCCGTACGGGTTATAGATACGGCCCCATTCGTTCGCCAGCTCGCACGCGCCCTCGCCCTGGTCCGGCACCCCCAGCGTCACGGCGTTGTCGCGAGCGTCCTTGGCGGGCACCGGCGACAGGCTGGCGGCCGCGTACGTCGCGTAGTCGGCGCTCACCACCACGGTCCAGCCGGCCACGGCCTCCACGGCCGCCTCCAGGAGGGTCAGGGTGGCATAGTCCTCCAGCGTGAACGCGCTGGCCGTCAGCACGCCGCTGACCCGCTTACGCAGCTGGAGCTCCGTGCTGGTGACCTCGACCGTGGCATAGGAGGAATCGTCGCCGTCGTACGAGACGGTCATGGCGTCGTCCCTGCTCGTACTGATGAAGTCCACGCCCGTTACGGGGAAATTGTTCAGCCAGATATTCCTACCCCCATGCCCGTCGTGGTACTCCTTGTAGGCCTTGGATACCACACTGCCCGTGCCGATCTCATCGACGACCATCTTGCTGGCCTGCTGTATCAGCATATCCAGAAGCTGGTCGTCCGCGGTGTCCGCGTCGCCCTTGCCGAGGAACAGCCGGGCGTCGCCGAGCGTCACGGTCGTGTATTGGTCCAGAGCCATATCAGTATGCCCCGCTCTGTTCTGCCTCGGTCTTGCGCCGGGCCTCGCTCTTGAGCTTGGTCGCCAGGATAGCGGCATCCGCCCTGTCGCCCCACGTCTTGCGGCAGTCCCCGCACCGGCAGGCCGTGGAGTCGAACGCCCGGCCCCCCGACACGCCCTTGCCGCAGTCTACGCAATTCTCAACGTCCTTATCGAATAGGCCCATTAGAACATCGCCTCGTCAATTCTTACCCTGATGTCCTTCGTGAAGAGCACGTCGTCCTTCTGGTCCGAGACCTTGAACTCCCCGACGAATACGCCGGAAGAATCGCTCAGGTCCGACCAGTCTGCCGCGGTCGGCGTTATCGTCACCGTGCCGGCGTCGTCGCCCGTGCTGATGTAGTCGCTGCCTGTGCCGCCGGTATCGCGACAGAACAGATTATCGGTGTGCCACTCGTGTCGCCGAAGCCTAAACCACACCCTGGCGCTAGTCAGGTCCAGGGCCGTGGCGTCGGTATCCGAGAGCGTGAATACCCAGTCCCTCGTGTCGCCGGTCTTTACGATGAAATCGGGGCTCGCCATCACGTTACTCCGTCAGCGGCGTCGTGGCCGAGGTCGGCCGTATGCCGACGCTGGCCGAGGTCGGCCGTATGCCGACGCTGGCCGAGGTCGGCCGTATGCCGACGCTGGCTGATAGGATGTATGCCGCCGCGACTCCCGGCTTGTCCCACCAGTGCAGCGTCCACCGCAGGATGTCCCTCACGCCCGCGCTCATCATGTGACTCCAACTATCGGCACGGCGTCGGCGTCCGAGGTCACCGTCTTGGTCGTGAATGTCGTCCCGCCAGTCTTCTTGATCGTCCAGGTCGTGCCGCTAATGGAGCTCTCCAGCGTCCCCAGTACCAGCGTCGTCAGGCTGTGCTGCGCGGCCGTGTCCTCCACGTCGCTGACGCTCGTGCCGAGGACGGCTTGTGCCACGTGGTCGCTTGTAGGAATATTCAGGTTCGTCGAGGCCGTAAGGGTACGCGCCGCCTCAGCCCACGTGGCCGCCGCGTTCTGGTCGGAGGTGGGGATATTCAGGTTCGTGGCGGCCGACAAGGTGCGGGCGGCCACGCCCCACACGTCGGACTGGTGGTGGGTGCTGAATCCCGTGGCCGTGGCCCATGCGCCTTGATTGGTTTGGAGTTCGCCTGTGTCTTCGAGAACTTGATCGAGCAACAGGTCGAGCCGCCCGCCGTTCACCCACCACGCTGCAACGTCGAGGGCTGCCGCATTGGCGCTGGCGAGAAGAACATCGAGACGTTCATCAACCTCCCAGTCCGCAAGAATGATGCGGTTGTCGTTGAGCGTCGTCTCCATCGTGTTCTGTTTGGCGCTCGTGGCAAAGCCGGTGGCCGTGGCCCATGCGCCTTGGTTGGTCTGAAGTTCGCCCGTGTCCGCGAGGATGGCCGCGACGCTGGCGGTATGGTTGGCCGTCTGTGGCGTGTTGCCGGTGTAGGTCGTCAGCGTCGTCACGGCGTCAATCGTGCCGTGGATGTCGGCGTTCAGGTCGTAGCCCGTTCCGCTTCCGACAAGTTGCAGCCCGTTACCATTTCCACCCGACGAGTAGATATAGGCGCCCGTCCCAGCCTCCGCTTCAATAGCAACGCCATATGCCTGCCCCTTAACCAAGAGCGCCGAACCAACGTTGTTGTAGATTTCCATTGCGAAAGTGGCATTCGATGAGATGGATACCGCCGGAGCATCCACGTTCACGATGTCGAGTTTCTTCAGGTAGAGCGTGGCATTGTTACCTTGGGTTTCTTCGCCGTCGATATGCGTCAGATCCACCGGCGGCACGCCTGCCACGTTGGCGGCGGGGCAAGCCGTACCGAGATACTGCGTCACGTTCGCGTCCGTCACGACGGCCTTCCCACGCAGCAGCCGGCCCTCGCCCGCAACGTGGAGGTCGCCCGATTCCTTGGCGTATTCAAGATACATGATGCCGTCCGCAAACGGCGTGGCCGCGAGCGTGATGGTCCAGCAGCCGTCGGCCTGGTGTGTCATGGCGTTGGCCGTCTCGGCCACGTCCCACGTCTGGTCGGCGTTTTTCCACCACTTGCCGGCGTTGTCGCCCGTCAGGGCCTTGAGGTAATAGTTCACCGTGCCCGCGGCGATCGCGCTGCCGCTGGCCTTGGCGACGAGAGAGGCCTTGCGCCAAACCTCGCCGACGAGAACGCTATGAATGTCGCTGCTCATTTAAGCGGCCTCCCGCGCGCGTCGGCGCTGGACGTACCAGGACGGGTTGAACGTCGGCCCACCCGCCGCGTATTCATCAGCCCCGATGTCCCAATCCACCCGCGTATCGCCGTCGATGTCCGTAGTGAAGTAGGCCGACAGGTCCGCACCGGCACCGGACGCGGCCGTGACATCGCTCTTGAGGTGCAGGTCTTCCGTGCCGCCACCCGTGTTGGTGAAGATGTCGTCCTTGTCCACGTTGTTGATGGTGTCCCCGCCGGCGTCCGTCGCGTCGCCGGAGATGTTGTTCGAGCCCGTACAATCGGCAAAACAGGCCGTGACGCCACCGATACTAATAACATTGTAACAGGCAGCGAAACGCACCCCACGATTTGCGCCAAGGATAGAGCAGTTATAAAGGGTTGTGACGTAGTAAAACCCGTAAAGAGCCGCGGAGTGAACGACACAGTTCTCGGCAGTTACCTCGCTCCCTGCCCCCATAGTCTCCACACAGAAACCATACTCGCCCGAACAGGCCACAACACAGGACCTATACCAGTGGCGTGAGTTCTCTGGACCACCATAACTACGCAGGCCGAGGGCGTCCGACCCAGAACAAATGAGCCATTCTACTACTCCATAAAACTCGCGTAGTTGATGGGTGTAGTCCGCACCAACAGAATTGACCCCACCTCCGTAGGCCGTGCCATCGTGTCGCTGGCCCACCGCTACAGTCAGCCTGCGGTAGTAGTCAGCGCTGGTGGTCGCGCCGTCCATAACAAACCCGGCCAAGTCGGCATCATCATAGCATTCGCCCACGGGCGAGTAACCGCTTGCGACCAGGTCAACGTCGGTCGCGGCTTCCCATGCCGCGATGGTGGAGTGATTACGCCCGGTAGCACCGATGCTCTGTACAGTCTCGTTCGTGGCACCGTCAGGCCAGGCCATCAGGCTTTCTCCACCACTCGTGCCGCGGGTTGAATCACGGTTTTGGAAAGCGCGAGGGTTCGGTCCACATCCACCCGCTTCGTCTTGTCTTGCATGTCGGCCACCTTCTCGGGGGCCAGAACATTCGCATAGGGTAGTCGGTAACAAACCTTGCCCAGCGTCCGATGCGTGTGGTCGTTCACCCAATCGCGGTCGAGAAACTCCCGCGTATCGTGCTCAGTCAAGTCGGCCACGCGCACGACGGCATGAACCTTGAGGTCCGAAGTGCCCCAATTAGTATCAAGCCCGGTGGCCTCGAACTCAGCCGCATCGCGATCAGCCTCGGCCTTTTCCATCTCACCTGCACCCTTGGACAACCCATATTCCGCTTCCACTTCCGCAGCGGTGTGTGCCCGTTTCCACCGGATAGCCAGCACGCGGCGGCGGCAACCGTTAGCGATGTAGAGGGGCATTGTGGCCAGAAACATCGGTTCCTTGCCATCCTTGAGCCACGTCGCCATGCCGGACGGGGAAATCAGCCACCCGTCCGGCTTGATCGCGATGATATCGCCGTCTCGGTAGCCGCCGGAATCGCCGACCTTAAGAAGTAGTTCGGACATTATGAATCGGTCCTCCTAGCGCTGGCGGCCGCTGCGGGCCACGTGTCAGTAATAGTTCGCGCCTCATATGAGGCAACGATGTCCCGTAACAGGTCGGCCATCCGCCTGGCCGTGCGCTCCGGGTCGAACTCCTCCTCGGCCCGCTTGCGGTTAGTCGCCCTGACGGCGGCCCCGTCCGCCTTTACGTCCCCCCACGCCCGGGCCAGGGCCCCGGCCATCCCGTCCAGGTCCTCGTCGTCGGCCGCGTAGGGCGTGTACCGGGGGCTGCCCGCCACTACGGCCAGCCCGCACGCCAGCGCCTCCCTGACGGTGCGCGTGGCGATCCTGTGGGGCGTCAGTAACATGTCGGCCGAGCCGTAGACCGGCAGCAGGTCCGCCCTGTGGCCACACACCTCGCCCAGGACGCCGCGGGAGGCCAGCCCGTCCAGCACCGGCCCCAGGGCCTGCGCGTCCCGGTCGTTCAGGCCGTACAGGTGGAGCCGGGCCCCAGGGCATTTCTCGGCGAAGGCCGCGAACCCGAACAGGCAGTGGAACGGGTCGCGGTCGTGCCGCCAGATATCGCATACAACAACGTTCGGCGCCCCGCCCCGGCCGCCGAACCCGTAGCCCGTGGCCCCCGGCACCCACCGGCCCAGGTCCACGAACGGCGGCAGCTCCTCCACGCGCGGGAACACCAGTCGCCAGTACCGCGCGAACCCCGGCCATAGCGTCACCATGGCCTTGAACCGCGGGTCCTTGGCGTACTCCGCGTAGGCGCGCCACACGTGGTTGCCCTCGCGCTGGCCCAGCTGAAAGCTGCTTCTCGGCCGCCCATGCGCTACGTGGACCCGCGGCTTGTCCCCGCCCAGGGTTATCCCCGGCGGCATGCCGCTGTGGCTGACTATCACGTCGCACTCGTCCAGCCACTCCTGCGGCACCTTGGCCACGCCGCGGCTCTCGGCCCAGTCCGGGGCCGCCTGCCGCGAGTCCAGCCTCCGTAGGCCGACGAACCCGCACCGGGGGCACGGTTTGCCCTCCGGCATAACCCGCGAGTCCAGCCCGCCGAGGTCGGCCCCGCGGATATCGACGATACGGGCGTCTAGGCCGATCCGCCGTTCCGCGGCCACCAGGTCGCGGGCCGTCTCATACATGCCATTGGTGTGCGGCGTCCAGTGTACGATGTGTCCTATTTTCATGCCTGCGGCGTCCCCCCGTTCGCCACGGCCGTGCCGTTCGCCGGGATGGGCGGCTGGGCGGCCGCGAGCCGCTCCATGGCCACGGTGGCCAGCGCCGCGGACTCGGCCCGCGCGGCCGACACGGCCGCGTCGGCGGCCGCCTTCGCCTGGGTCTCGCGGACGCGGGCGAACTTGAGGTCCTCTTCGGACTTCGACGTCTTCTCTGCCGAGGCTTTGGCCTGCTTTCGCTTACGGGCACCGTACAACATCGCTAATCCCACACCGGGCACCGCACCGACAAGGCCCCAATCCTCTAGAGCACCGAGGACCCGGTCGGCGGTGCCCAAGGCCTGGTCCTCAGCCGCGTCCACGACCTCGGCGGCGGTCGGCCGGCGGGCGGCCTGCGTGGCGGCGGCCGACTGTATCTTGTCGAGCGCCTTGTCCAGCCGCTTCATCCGCTCCGCCTCCTCGGGCGATAGTATGTCCAGGCCGGGGATTGGGATGACGCCGGCTATCTCGTCGCCCATCTTCTGCCCCTGGATGATGGCCTGGGCCCGAAACACGACGCGGTCGGCGTCCACCCTGGACTCGCCCTCGATGTCTGCAGCCAGGGCCGCGAGGGCCTCGGCCGTGATCTCCGTCGTGCGCTCCCGCACGTTGTGCTTGAGCTCGTAGGCCTCCGCCTGCCGCTGCACGGTGGCCCAGGCGCCGGTCACGGCCGGCGGCAGCAGGGGCGACACGTCCGTCGGCTGCTCGGGCGGCCCCATATAGGTCATGCCAGCGTACGCGGACCTGGCCAGCTGCTTGGCCGCCAGGGAGTCGGGCGGCAGGCCGGACGACGCGGCCACGACGCCCAGCTCCGCGCCGACCTGGGCGGATTGCTTCTGCTGCTCGCCCGGGGAGAGCCTGAATCCGGGCAGCACCCCCCCGCAACCGGCGAGGGCCACAGCGCTCGCCAGGATCAGGCTAGTCCAAAGGGCTTTCGTGCTTCTCATATCTCTATCTCCTTTTCTGAGGGCGCCCCAAGCGCCCTATATTTGCGTCCGTCCGTTACGCATCTCAGTTTGGATGGCGTCCCGGATCTCCTGCAACACCGAATTACTCATCATACAAGGTTTCGCCTCCATAACGGAGCACATACGATTGAGCGTGCCGAGGGTGGCCTTGGCCAGCGCGTCCTTGGTGTCCCTCTCCTTGTCCAGCCGCTGGACGGCGTTGCGGCGGTCGGCGTAGTTCATGACGATCATCAGGGCGCACAGGCCCAGGGCGCCGTACTGAAGCCACATCGGGGTGGGGACGGCCATGCCCACGACCGACACTGCGCCGGATACTGCGGCCGTTCCGAGAAGTACCGTACTCACCATTTCATGCCCCCTCCGCTCTTTATGCCACCGGCCTGAACCGGTCGCCGATGACGCGGCGGCCCAGGAACCTCACGTTCGTGCACCCGTCGCCGTTCCAGGACCTTACGGGGTCCCCGCCGGAGTCCACCGCCCGGTGGACCACGAGCCTCCGGCCGGTCGCCGTGACCGCCGTTACCCGGCCGGTCCCGCCGCAGTCGATGCGGCCGTCGCCAGAGACGGTGACCACGATCCCGGTGCCGGTGAACGAGCCAGCAAGGCGGGTCCGCCCACCCAGGTTCAGTTCATGTGTCGTCACCGCCCCCACAGCGGTAATTGGCCCAGCGACAACATGTAGTCCCGCCCCCAAAGTGATTTTGCCCACTCCCGAAGTTGCGGCGCTTCCAATCGTGATGCCGTCGCAGTCCAGTGAAGTAAACTCGCCAGTATAGGTGATGCCGTCCCCGCTGGCGATGGTAACAGTACCGCAGGCGACTTGCCCGAGGAACTTGAACTTCGCGTGGTAGGCGCCGGCATAGCTAGAGTGATAGGTGATAATCGGCGCTGCCCCCCAGTTGCAATCAGCATCGTTGGTGGCAGTCGGACCACCAGCATAGGAGTGTTCTATTTCGTGAATCGCAATCGAACCCGTCAGCGAAAAAGTCCCTGTGTGCGTCCAGAAGTTCCGACGACCCGACGGCAGCATAATCCGCAAATCGCCCGCACCGGAGATGGTTCCTGCACCCCAGTATTGATCCGCTACGAAACTCCTTCCGGCGGTCGGGACGGATAAGGTGGTCCCCGCAGCGAACGAGATGACTCCGGCGACTTGAAACCCCGCGCTATCGGATACTCGGTCGGCGATAAAAGAGTGGGTGAAACCGGATTGCAACCATAGTTGCGTGAGTCCAATTCCCAGGTAGGCCGTCACCGCACAATCTCTCGCTGCCGTACTTGGAAGCCAAATGATGTCCCCGCTGGTGGGAATAGCCCCATCTTCCCAATTGGCTGCGGTCAACCAAGCCGTACTCGTTCCTCCCGCCCAAACGCACGTTGACCAGGGCGTTACGGGGACGTTGTCCACGGCATTACTCAACATCGACAACCTTCCGGTGTCGGTGTCGATTACCAGAACACCTGCCCTGGCACGGGTAGTAGCACCATAGCCTATATCTGGTAATGCGATGAATTGGATGGGCCTTCCGTCGCTGTGCGGGTCGTAACTACGGAGCAGATTGTTGTGATTGTGTCCGTTGACACAAGCCAGAACCTTCGGACACGCCTGGAGCATGATGCGGATTTGTTCCCAGTTGTTGATTCCTGACCCCAAAAGAGTTTCAACACCTACCGCGTACAACGTGAAAAGGGAGGCATGTGTTGCCACAACGACCCATTGGTCGTCCGCAACGGCGGCATCGAGTTGGGTCTGAAGCCAAGCCACATCGTCGGGATGGACGAACATGCTAGTCGGGTCGAGACTAGCCGGGTTTGGGGTAGCCTGGTCACGATGCTGGTAGGAAACCCCATCCGGCTTTATCTGCCAGTTGGTGTCCAAAATGATAAGTCGCACGCCTTCAGCAACTTGGATTGTCTGGTTGAACGAAGTCTGGTCACTCCCACCCTCAGTCGCAATCGCCGCAAGAAAAGCGGCGCGAGTGCATCCTGCCCCAATGCAATCGTGGTTTCCGAGCGCGATGGCATAAGGAACCGTCCCGTCGCCGTTCATGGCATCGGCCACGTCGTCAAACTTCGTCGCGTCCTGGCTAACCATGTCGCCTAAACCGACCACGATGTCCGCACCCTGTGCGACGCAGTACACCTGCGCGTCAGCGAGAAGGGCGAGATTGCCGACGCGGTATTCCACGTGCGGGTCTGCGACTACGCCGATCTTGACGGTAGCCATCAACCAACTCCTACGCCGGGATGTACCACCCGGTTACACCATCCGCCGTCGTGGCGGAGTCCACGTATATCGTGGCCAGGTTGAGCTTCGTCCC